ATAATCGTCTATTAGTAGGTAAAACTTCATCAACTTCGCCAGAACTGGGCGGAAGTAATGCTATAGGAGAATTTGTTGGGTCATCATCAGGAAGATTAAATGTTCTAAGATTATCAAACTCTTATACAGTATCTTCAGGCACAGCTTCAGCAGCTATACTTTTTGGAGCACACACAAACGGTGCCAGAGATAATGCTGTTATAGAAGTACAAAATACTGCAAATGGTGGTGACGCTATAGAATTTCAGATTCATCTAAGGAATAGCGCTAATAGTATGATTGAAAACTTTACAATGAGACATGATGGTGATATACATCTTAACCAAACAAGAAGTGATAGTCATTTATATATAGGTTCAGAAGGTGGAGCCTTTGGTGGAAACTCATCTAATTGGATGCGAGCCTCTGGTAGTTCCTTGATGCATAATGCTGCTGTTCAGCATGTATTTGAAGTCGGCGGTACTAATAGAGGTACTATAACAGGAAGCTCAGCTACTGGAGTTTTCTCTGATAGGGATATGAAAGAAAATATAGTAAATATTGATATAGGATTAACTGAAGTATTACAATTACAGCCAAGAAAATTTAAGTATAAATTAGGAACTCGTGAAACATATGGATTTATAGCTCAGGAAGTAGAAACAGTAATGCCTCTTATTGTTGATGAAACTACAGTACCCGAGCCAGACCCAGAGGCAAATAAAACAACTTTAAAAACATTAGATACAATACCTATTATTGCTGCTTTAGTAAAATCAGTTCAGGAACTTTCAGCAGAAGTTGAAAAATTAAAAGGATAATAAAAAACCCGCACTAGGCGGGTTTTTCATTTATGAA